ATCTTTCAGGGTTTCACCCTCGAAGGGTTCTTCGATGATTAAATATACATAAGCCACTTACTAACTCCCCGGCTTAACGCCTCGCATAACTGGAAATTTGCGAAGCGCTACGCAGCAAATTATCCATGTTTAAATTAATCGGGGTCATAAATTAATCGGGGTCAGAGACCAATTGTTGCGAATATTAGAAGAAATTGCTCTCTGACCCTATTTTACTCCGCTTGTCAGGGGGCTTTCTTGTATTCAAGTTGATGGACTTTTTTCTCTAGCTGTCGTATCTCCTTAAACATCATACGTAGATCTTCACGCTCTTTAATATTTGCATCGGCAGCTTCTTCGTCCTCTTCATTGATTTCTTCCTCATCAGGTAATACAAAGTCTATTTCTCCACCTTTCTCTACAAAATCAACAAGCTTCCTAATAGAGCTGTCTAAAGCACTCACTTTGTCACCTTCTCCATTTCTATTGAGGCCAAGCTTTTCTATGGTAGTTTCAATTATTTTTTCGACTCCATTTTCTTTTTCACTCTGAGCTGCCTCATTCAATTTATCTTCGGCTTCGCCTAAACTCTTCTCAGCTAATTCATTAGCTAATTTCAATGCACGAACTTCTTGTGCCTTTTTCTTTATATCCAATACTTTCTCGGCAACCTTTAATGCCTCCATAATTATTCCGCTGGTGGTTTTTGCGATACCATAAACCGTAAGCAAACTGACTATTATGGAGCCTTTGCTGGCTCCAACGACACGAATATTTTCAGGAGCTTCATTGTGGGCCATAGCAATACCGCGGCCTATATCCCACCAAATTTTACCCCAGTCCTTGAATTCTGTGAGATTTGAAAGATGCGCATCGCCGGTAAAATGAACACGAAGCAATACGGATTCACCGATTTCGCTTACTTCTTCGCTGTTAATTATTTTTGTTAGAAGGTCCCTGGTTTGCTGCGACCACTGTATTCCGCTGTCGATATCTTGAATTGATGCTTGCACATTAGAAGATGCTGTAGCAGTATCAATCACATTTCTGAATAATGACTCCTCTAGCTTTTTAACGCCTTCTTCGCCAACATTGTCAGCTATACCAATAATAGACAATATATCCAATTGCCCTATAGATAGATCCACAAGAGGAATCATTTCTAAAGATTGAATTAGAGCATTTTTTTGTTCTTCAAATGGTTTCTGTTGTTGGTTTTGCTGAGCATTAAATTGGAGAACCTCATGAAGCTGCTGATATTTTTTAACGATCCCTTTATCAGAAATTTCACTCTGCACCCAGCTTGTAAGATCGTAAAGTTCTTCTACCTGCATAATTGAATTATCCTTTTGCCCTTAAAATTTTAATAAGTGGTGATGCTCTTTTTGCCGCATCCATGTATATGCCATTCCTTTCTCGCCCTGTTTTTTTAACATGCTTGTTATGATTTTTTTCGTTCACGATATTCGTTAATTTGCTTTGGTAACGTGTAAAGATATTCAAATAAGTAGTCCATGAATCCTACAATGTCCTTCGCATCTTCTGACGAGGTTGGTGGCTGATCAGGTTTTGGGTGGGCTGAGTCGTTCCCTAATTCCCGAACATTGTGCGCCCAGTCTTGCATTATTTTTGGAAGAACACCTTTATCGGCCAAATCATCAATTTCTTGCTTAAGATTATTGCCAATAGCATTTTGTTCGCGTAATGAAACCTGCAACGAGCTTCTGGCCATTAATGCTGCCGCATCCCAATTCTGATCTTTGAGATTCCTTTTGGCTTGCAGCCAATATCGCCCCACAGCTTCTGGCCAATGGTCTGGATATTTTTTCAGCTTGCCTATAGGCCAAGGAACAATTTTGTAATTGTGGTGATCCCGACTTGCGGACCAAAAAACCATAACGTAAGAAGCACAATTTCCACATTTTAGCGTGTCGAAGTTGAGGACTTTGCTTCCATTCGGCTTTTTCTTTTCTGCGTGGTGCTCGACTTCGAAATTTCCACGTTCAGAACAGAATGGACATTCAATTTGAAATGTCGCGAGTGTGTTTCCTCTAAAACCTGACCACTCTCCTAAGTCCCACCAACTATTCATTAGTTATTTTCCTTATTCTCAATAAAAGTGATTTAGACATAGATGCCTGTATCTAGATATCTGTTTATATCCAGCCCTACACGGCACCAGCCAGGATTTTATCGAGCCACCTTCTTAAATTAAGGCGAGACTGTTTCCATTTTCAGGCTGGTCACCAGGCCGTTGTCGTTGAGCGTGTGGTTGATTTCAGCCACAACCCAGGCCTCATCAGTGATCGTTTTTTTCCAGCCTTCCAGCACCACTGGCGATTCAGGGATCAGATCCAGCCGCCCCACCGCCAGCGTCAAACTCATAGTCGCCGCTGAGCGGCTAATGCGCCTCCATTCGCTATTGGCAGCACTTCGGGCTGCAGCCTCAGTGGAATAGGTCTTTCGCAGAACCTTGCACTGGCCGTCTTCACCGATAATTACCGTCCTGGCCATGGCGGTATCCGTATCCAGCCAGCGCGCCCTGACCCCACTATATTTCAATTTCCTGCTTGCTGCCAGATAGCGGTGGCTATCGCCGTCCTCCCGCGTGAGAGTCACCGGTTCGAGACTGGCACCGCTGGCGGTATTGCTTTCGCCGCGCTGAATGAACAGCAAATATCCATTTTTCACCGTGGTCACGGCATCGTGCTCCACGCCTAAGCGGGTGAGGAAGTGCGCGTCGCTTTCGTCTGTCTGGTCCTGGTGCCGGATGGTACGGCTATCCAGCACGGCGCTGACGGCGGGCTTTAAGCTATGGACCTTGGCTATGGTAGCAATAATGCCACCCAGGGTGGTGTGGTGCCAGGCGTAGGTCTTCTGGGCCGACAGGCCGGCGCTGATGTCCGCCGACAGGGCGCGGATGGTGATGGTATCCGGTGCGCCGCTGTGTTCTACCTCGGTCACCTTATATTCGCCCTTGTCGACCAGGTCCTCTCCCTGCCAGCCCAGCTTCAGGCGGATGACCGCGCCGGTTTCCGGCAATGCCACCGCGTCGTCGCTGTCGTCGATGGTGATATCGAGCTGGTCGGCTTCGAAGCCGGGGGCGTCGCGCAGGCTGAGTTGTATCAGCCGGTCCTTGAAGCGATCACTGACGTCCTGGTCGTTAATGATGAGCTGGTAATCGGGGCGCATTACAGGCTGAGGCCTAAACGGGTGAGCGAGCCGAGCTGGTCGATCTTGCTGTCATCGGCGCGTTTCAGCGACAGGCTGAATTCGATCTTACGAGCCGCCCCATCCTTGAAGAAAATACTTCGGGTCTCCTCGATGCTTTCGATGAACCATAGCCCATAGATGGTGCCCTCGCCATCGATCAGCGGCCAGGCCTTGCCGGCGTCGGCCATCACGCGCAGGGCATCGATGCTGACGCGGCCACCGGTGATCTCCGGCAGCAGGGTGCCGGTCAGGGTTATGGCGTCCTCCCCCTGGCCGAGGTGCTGATACGAAGGACGCACGCCGATGCGGCTGTTGCTCGCCCAGCGCCAGTGGGTGGATCGGCGCAGCTGCTGGAAGGGTGCAGTCTTAAGCTGAAACACAAACAGTCCGAGCGTGGCCATCATGGTTGCTTACTCCTCATCGTACAGGGCGGCGCGTTTACGGGCGGCTTTCTGCTGGCCCAGCTTGTCCACTTCACGGGCCACCGCTTCGGCCAGTGTCTGCTCGTTCATGCCGGGTGCAGCCGCTACGTTGATGCTGGCCTGCACCGTGGTGTTTGCCTGGGCCGATGGCGCCGCCAGTGCCGGCCCGGCCTGAATGGCGCCGGTGCTCAAGCTGGCGGCCATCACCGCCGGTAAAACACCTGGTGTTTTTTTGCTGGCCGCTTCGCCCATGCCAAGCTTGTCGCTCATCCAGTCGGGCAATAAATCGGTGAGCCCGGTGATTTTGCTTTTTATCCAGGTCAGCTTTTCATCGATGCCAGCGCCCAGACTGCTGATGATGTTGCGACCGAACTCGGCGAACTGGTCCGGCAGCGCCGAGAAATACGCCTTGATGCCATCCCAGTGTTTGATGATTAAACCGAGCGGCGTCCAGTTGAAGAAAAAGTCACTGATCGCCTGGCCGGCGCCGATGAAAATGGTTTTCAGGCTTTCCCAGTAGGGCGCGGCCCAGGCGGTGATCTTGTCCCAGTTGGCTATCACCAGTAACGCGCCGCTGGCCAGCAGGCTGATCAGGGCAATGATGGGATGCCCCATGGCCAGCTTGCCCAGGGTGGTGAGCGTACCGATAACCGGCGCCAGCTTGACCGAGGCCACGGCGATGGCCAGGTTGCCCCAGCCGCCGACAAAATTAGCCAGCCATGAGGCGCCGCCGGCGAGGGTTTGCACCACCTCCCAGACCTTCGCACCGGCCACCGCCACCACATCGATGAAACGCATAATGTACCGGCCCGCCGTTTCCGCCCAACGCTGCAACTCACCGGATGCAGCCATGGAATTCAGCCGGGCCAGTAAGCCGCCCAGGTGACCCTTGAGTTTTTCGAACGGGCCGGAGTTCATCACCATTACCTGGAAGCGCGTCCACTGGTCTCCCAGGTTGGACATGATGCCCGCCCAGGTCTTCGAGCGTTTTTCGCTGGCGCCGGCGTATTTCTCATCCCAAATTTTGCGCAGCACTTTCTCGATGGACTTGCGGTCATCCTTCAGCGCGGACAGGGTGCGCTGCACGCCTTGTTTATCCGTGTAGCTGTAATTGAACAGGTCGCCGTCGGCGCTGGCCTTGATGCCGAACTCTTTTAGGCGTTCATTCTCACCGGTCACCGCATCGGCAATGGCCTCGACCGCCTGCATGATGGGCTTACCCATGGCGGATCCGGTGTCGCTTAAGGTATTGAGCAGGCCGCTGGTGGGATCCAGGCCATAGGAGCGTAAACGCACGAACGCCTGGGTCACTTCCCCCAGCTCGCTGGGTGTGTTGGCGGCGAAATCCGATACCCACTTCATGCTGGCCTGGGCTTTTGCCTGGGAGCCTTCCACGGTTTCCAGTATCGCCTGGTAACCTTCGAACTCGGCGGCGGTGTTGATCAAGGGTGAACCCACGGCAATGCCAGCCGCCAGCACGCCGCCGGCACCCCACAGGGTCGCGCTCTTCGCCTTGCTCCAGGCGGCCTGCATTTTGCTGCCTGCGGCACGGGTCAGGCTGAGCATGCGCTGCTGGCGTTGCAGGCGCTTGTTGAGGCGCTCGGTACGGCGCGACAGTTGCGACTGGGCGTTACCTAGTTTACTGGTATCGATGCCGGCGGCGCGCAGTTCATGACGCAGCTTGCCGGTTTGCTGGCGCAACGACAGATGCCGCTTTGACAGGCGGCTGACGCTGTTGCCGGCGGCGTTCATTTTCTTACGGATACTGTCGAGGTTTTTACCGGAACGCTTCGCGGCTGCGAATTCCTGACGCAGGCCTTTGAGCTTGGCCCGTGCCTGGTCGAGTTTGGCGGCGCTGGTGTTGAGCTGGACGCCCAGTGATTTCAGGTGCTCGACCTTGCGGGCCTGCTGGTTCACCTGTTTGATGGCGTCTTTGGTATCCCGCAGGCGACTGGACAGCGCCCGGTTGACCACACCGGCTTTTTTAGCGGGGCCGGACAGTTTGTCCACCATTTTCAGCATGACGGAGAGCTGAAGATCACGCATACCCATGTGCTATACTGCCTGTTATGGTTTATTTATATAAAGCGTTGCTCACACTTGGCTTTCTGATTGCGTTAAGCACACCCGGCATGGGTGCGCTTACCCTGACGCTGATTGTTTTCATCCTGATTGCCCTGTTCCCTAATCCTCGTCGTCCTCGGACCTAGACCAGCGCTTCACGGCGGCCTGCCACCAGTCCATTAATTCATCCAGTTCCATTGGATCCATGACGGTCGGTGGCCAGTGAAACACCACCGCGATATCCGCCATGACATCCTCGACCCTTAACGGGAGTCGTTCTTGCGTTCCAAAAAACCCACGACACCCAGCGCCAGCTCGGTGAAATCCGCCGGGTCCATGTTGGCCAGGTCATCCTCGGTCAATGCCGGCTCGCTTACCCGGGGAATGATTTTGATCATGGCGCTGACGTCCATCATCAACACGTCGGAGAGTTTGGTGCCGCGCAATTCGCCGGCGTTGGGTTTGCGCAGGTGGATCACATCGACCGTCTTGTCACCGTGCTTGATGGGTGTGTCCAGCGTGATGCCGGGTTGCTTTTTCTGTGTCATGTGTCACCTGTTCCTAAATGCCCAGCGCATCGCGCTGCTGTTGGAGCCGATCTTCACCGGCCACGATCTCGACCATGTTCAGCAGGTCGATTTCTATAATGTCCTCGCCATTGAGCACGTACTTGAAATAGCTCAGTGACGCGGACAGCTTCATGGGCGCATCTTCACCCGCCTTGGCGGTGCCCAGGTCGATCTCGCGCATGCGACCGCGCATGATCACCTCGATGGCGTCGGTCTCGCTGCCGGCGCCGTCACTGACCGCCGCGCCCTTGAAGCGCATCTGCACACCGTCGGCTGAGGTCACGCCGTATTTTTCCAGCAGCTTGCGCGAGTACTCGGCCAGGGTAATTTCCGCTTCCATTTTTTCCTGCCCCATGTCGATATCGACCGGGCCGTTCATACCGCCGGCGCGGTACTCTTCCATTTTGCGTACCAGCTTGGGCAGCACCATTTCGGTGGCCCGGCCCGCATAGCCTTCGCCTTCGATGAAGGCGTTGAAGTTTTTAAGTTTCTTAGGTAAAGCCATGAGCTTTTCTCCAGGGTTATCGCCAGACGATACAGCAGGTATTAGCCCGGCTGTATCGAGGCAGGATTACTTGACCAGCTGCACCAGGTAACTGGTGGTGATTTTCTGATAGAAGTTGAGGCTTTCCAGCGGCGGCACCGGCGTGTAGTCGTAATCGATGTGCAGCTCGCCGGCGGCCAGTGTGGTCTCGGTGTTCTTCTCCTGGTCCACCCAGGCATTGGCGTCGACGATGTAGCCGCGCGCCTTGAGCTCGCGGAACTTGGCGTTCACGCCTTCCACGATATCGTCGATCAGCGTTTTGCTCATGGGCTTATCGATGGCCCACAGGTGCGCATCGGCAATGGTGTCCGCCAGCACGTCGCCGGTACGGGTCGCCGACTCGAAGGCGAACAGCGGATCTGCGCTACAGGTGCGCGAGCCCCAGAAGCGATAGCCTTGCTCGTTGATCAGGGCGGTGACTTCGTTGGCATTGAGATAACCGGCGATGGTGTTGGGGTTCTGCAAATCCCAGGGCACGTCCTTGCTGATACCGGTGACGCCGTTCACTGGCACGTTGGACAAAGTCTTGTGCCAGCCGGTGTCATTGTCGATCTTGGCACGCACGCCCAGGGCGCGTGCGGTGGCCCAGTGTGAGGTCTCGCTATTGCTGGTTACATCGAAGCCGAGGAAGTCCGGCCAGATCACCATGGCCCGTTTGCTGCCGAAGTTATCGCGGTACAGCACTGCCGCTTCTGCGGTTTCCGATGCATCGGCGCTGATGTAGGTGAAGGCGCGTAGCTGGTCCGCAATGCTCACCAGCTCGGTGGCCACTGCCTGGTCGTCGAGGCCTGGCGCACCCAGAATGCGCGGCTTGATGCCCAGCTTGCTCTTGGTGGTCAGCAACGCCTGCAGGCCGGTGTGGGCGCCGGTGACGCCATCGACCGCACCGATGACGTCCGCCGGCGTGACCAGCGTGGCGTCGATGACATCGTAAAAAATAGAGAGGATTTCTCCGGCGGCAATTGCGCCGGTCGCGATACGGGTGCCCACGCCTGTTTCCAGATTGACACTGTAATCCACGCCTTCGGCATAGGTGGTTAATCCGTCCTGTGACTCGACCACCAGGTTGCTGATGTAGGTATCCGGAAGGGTAATGGTGTCGTCCGCCTGCACCGTGTATTCGGTAGCGGCCACGGGCGCGCTATGCGTGGCGGGATCCAGCACGTTGATCGCCACCACCATGGCGCCGATCTGGTCGAAGATGGCGTCGAACACGGCCGCCGCCGTGCCGTGGCCGGAGCCGAAGGTTTGCGCCGCCTTGCTGCGAGAACCGGCAATCAACACCGGCGTGTTCACCGGACCTTTGGGTGCAGTGATAACAACACCGATGATGCCGGTGTTGACGGTTCGTATGGGTCGTGCGCCTTCTGTTACTTCGATAACCTGGACGCCGTGATGGTAGGGCATGAAATTATCCTCACTGTTTGGATATAAGCATCGATGACAGCAAGGTTGATATAAAAGGCGATGAAGTGAGAATGGTTTTAGGTGTAAATCCTTATTTTACTCGGGAGTGAATGTTTGGGAATCATTCACGTTCGTTTTTAAAGATGTCCATTAGATAATACTGGCATGAGATGTATTTACGTTTTTTCAGTCAGTGTCCTCATCGCAGCAGTCATCAATAAACCTCTGTCAGCAGGTATCGATATCGTAAACCCGAGCGCTATTGTCATTAATGGCTTTAGTCGCCACATAGATGACAGAGCAACAACTAAGGAGTTAAACGAAAATAACTATGGCCTCGGCCTTGTTTTTGATTTACCAGATCGCGATAACTTGTATGCGACGACAGGCTTTTATAAAAATACATTCTACAAGGCATCGGTGTATGCGGGAATTGGATTAAAACAACGCTTTGGGCACAGACAGTATATAGAGCCAGGAATCGTTGGCGGATTGGTGACCGGGTATGTTAATAATATCGATATCATCCTACTGCCATACCTGACCTTCGGCGATACTGAAAGAGGATCTATCAGTATTCTGTACGGGCCAAAAACTAATTACAGCATGGAATCCATTATGATCAACTTGAGTATACCACTTAAGCACTGACTGTCGCCGTGAGTATGTGACCTGCAAGCTTTGACGCATCTATTTAAAATATCCAAGCAGAACCATGGACGCATTTCCAGTTGGCGAGAATGGTGCATCAATTGCAAAATCAAATTGCCCCAATGAATTAACCGGAACGATACAGGTGTTTTGCCCATGGCTCTCCGGCGCCCCTCCGCCCCAGAATTTTGAATGGACATATACAATCGGACGCTGATTAACGTAAAAAGAGGTCCCGCCAGGATTGCCCCCTCTAGCGGACACATATACTGCACGTGTTCGCGTAGAGCCGGCAACCGTTGCATCTACATAGGCATCGACCTGTAGCACTGCATATTTTGCATTCCCAGTTTCCATGATGAATGAATCTACTGTTGTCCAGCCAAAGCTTGATGAGCTTGATGTAAACAAAAGTTGCCCGAGTTCTCCGTTTGCACCTGTCACCGGAACAAATGACAACAATCCGTTGTTGGCAATAAGCTGCGCTGGTGTTAATCCTTGCCACACATCAGCATCCAGACCTGAACCCGCCCCGTCTACCGTCAGCAGCTTCGCGAGCACATCAGCGGCGTTATACCCCGCGCTAAGCAAATACATGCTGAGTATCGATGCCAGGGTTTGCGGTGTTACAGCGCGGGTGTGATCAGTGCCAGTATCCACTTCGAGCTGATCAGCGATCTCCATGACGCCCTGCACTGTCTCACTGGCGGGCGGGTTAGTGAAGCCGGCACCATTGACGGTAATCGTGCCCGGCGCGATGGTGGTGAACACCGTATCGGTGGCGATAAGCAATGCGGCGTCGGCGGCTTTGTCGGTAATACCATTGACCGCGTCCGAATAGATGGCGAACAGGACGCCGGTGTCGGTGTACAGGCCGAACTCACCCAGGGAGTAAACATCGCTGCTGTAGTCGGCCATGGTCAGGTGAATGGTGTCGTCCGCTACCGCAACGCCGCCGATGGTGTTGATGCGTTTGATTTCGGTGTTCAATGCGGTCGCAGTCGCATCCGGTACCCAGCGCCCGGTGCCCAGGGCGATTTCACTGATGACAACAGGCAAGGTGCCTGTATTGGTCGCGTTGATGATCTCTGCGCGGCCCGTATCGGTAACGATTAAATTTAATGTGGTCATGGCTTAGTCCGTAAAGTTAAGGCGTAAATAAGTGGCAGGATGGGCGACGCTGACCACGTTGACCTCGGCCAGGGCCGTCAGCCCGATATTTAGAATAAAGTGGCTGCGCGCATTTTTATTGCGCCAGATAGCGGCGATCATCGCTTCTTGCAGGCCAGACTCGATGTAATCGGCGCCGCCGGTGATGGTGACATCGAACGTACCTGGTACGCCCGGTGGCGTGTTTTCGAACCATTCGCGCAATGCGACAACTCCACCGAACGCAGCAACAGCATCCTTGACCGCCTGAACCGTTCCTCGTTTACGACGTGTGGCACGGGCTGTCTTGATGACCTGGCGCTGTACGTTTTCATCCCACTGGCTGGACCACTCCTGCACGCCCTCGGCCCAGGCGAGCCATGGCAGCAGTTTGAGCGGGCAGGTATCGGCATTCCACAGGCCGCTGATGCCGGTGATGTTCTGGCTGCTGGTGCGTTCAGTCACGGCAACCAGGTTGCGTTCCAGCTCGGTTGCGTTAGGTGGAAGCAGCTTATTCACCCGTACCCCCTACAGTGACAGTAACGCCCACGCAATAAGCCGCCTCGGTAGGCAGCACCACCTGAGTCGCCGTAATGTCGGTGCCCACAGTATTGTTGAATGTAACGTCCATCACGCCTTCGACCATGTGTGCGGCGATCAGGCCGGCCAGGGTAATATCGATGCCGATATGGTGTTGTTTTTCGACCCACGCTGTGACGTTGGCTAATGCCGCCAGGCGCACCGATTCGATATCGAAGCTTGGATACACGGTGAGCGTGCTATTGATCGTGTAAGTGATGATGCTGGCGCTCTGCACCGTGACCTGGTCGGTCAGGGGCCGCACAGAATCATTCAGGGCATCGGAGACCAGGGTTAACAGGGCGGCATCGGCGGTACCGTCTCCAATCGTGGACAACACGCTGACCACCACGTCCACCGGCGATGGACTGGTGACGCTGATATCCTTGACGTCGCCGCTGGCGGACTTGGCGTGATAGATATAGGCGTTCTCCGGACCCGCCGTCGAATAGGCATCCTCGGCGATGAGGATGCGTTCCAGGTAATCCGCGTCGGATTCATAAGTGGGATCCACCGGCGGGATCGCGTTGGGATCGCCCGGGTCGAGCACCAGGCGGGTGGTTTCGTAATAGGTGACACCAAGGTGATCCAGATCGGCGCCGGAACTCAAGCCCAGCAGCAGGCCCTTGGCGCGGTCATTGTATTCCTGGTCTTTGAGCACTTCGCGATAGGCACAGACTTCGAGAATTTTGTACGCCGGATCTGCCGGCGACAGATTGGCCATGTCAGGATCCAGTGCAATGAGATCAGCCAGCATGGCATTGAGCACGGTTTCATAATCGACGGGCACGATGACATTCGGCGGTGGCAGTCGGGAAATATCGATAGGCATTAGCTGGCTCCCAGGGGAATGATTAACTGCACCGCGTCGCCTGCATCGATATCGCCGATATCCGTGGTGGTGATGCCCTCGATGTCGATATCGAACTGGCCGGCGGCCAGGTCACCGCCGGCCAGCTGGACACGCAGGGGCAGGATACGAGGCTCCCAGCGCAACAGGCTGTCGACCACCGCGGCATATATTTTCAGCAGGGTGCTGTTGTTGCCCGGCTGGTCGATGAGCTCGAATAGGCTGGCGCCGTAATCACGATTCATCACCCGGGAACCGATGGGCGTGGTGAGTATGTCGCGGATGTTTTGCGACAGCTCATCCAGCCCGCTGATGGTTTCGCCGGTGATGCGATGCATGCCCATCAGCCGGCCTCCTGTTCAAAACCAGTCATGAACGCATCGGCCACGGCTTCGGAGATGGCCAGTGCGCCGTTGGACTGCACCGGCGAGCAGGCCATGATGCGACTGACGATGGACGCGGCGTTGACGGTGTAGGCGTGCACCGCCGGGATCGGGTTCCAGCTATCGGCCCAGGCCTGGGTTTCGTCATCGATGCCCTGGGCGACGCAGTAGATAAACACCAGGCCAGGGCCGGACAGGTAGGCGCTAAACTCGGCGGCAAAGCTGGCGGCCATGCTAGAGGGGGTGGTTGGCGATACGGAGGTCCAGCCGGCATCAATGGCGGTGGCCAGTTTTTGCACCGTGGTACCGTTCACATTGAACTGGGTATTGAAGCCGCCTTCGACGGTGTAGGTTTTCGCGCCGAGGATGTTAGCGATGGCGGGCTGACCGATGCTGGGCATATCAGTCTCCCGCGCTTACGGTAAGTGACCCCTGCGGGTGAGGCGAACCGGTGAAAGAACACACATGCGCCTGGCAGACCACGCCGCCGGAAGTGCCTCCGTTGAGAATGATGCCGGCAGCATCGACCGTGGCATTACCGCCGGCATCGATGTCGACGTTCCCACCTGCATTGACGATGGCATCGCCGCCCACGGCCGCATCCAGGTTGCCAACCGTATTCACCAGCGTATCGCCGCCGTTATTGGTCACCGTCATTTTATGCGCGGCCCGGTCATACTCGACGAAGGAGCCGTCGGCAAAATTAACGCGGCGAACAGTCTCGGCATTGGCCGGGGCGGGATGATTGTTTTGATAGATGGCGGGTAATACGACGCCCAGCGCCAGTTCACCGGATGGACACACCAGTAACACCTGCTCGCCCAGCTCCGGCGCCCACCAGTCGATGTCGTTGCCGGCGCGACGAGTGAGCCAGGGCAGCCAGTCGGTTTTAACCACCTGGCCCTGTTCATCTTCACCATAGGCGACGCGCACCCGGGCGGCCGCATAATTGACCTCGGCAATGGTACCAATGCGAATCAGGTTTTCTAAACGTCGGGATAGTTCGACCAGGCTGAATGTGCTCATGTGCCTGATTATGGATAAGTGCTATTTTTGTGGCGTGTAGTGGGCCGTGTAAAAGCGGTGTTTACTGTGACAGGTGTTTTTGTATTTCATCCAGCAGCCAGTCCCGGTCCTCGTCACTGAAGCCCAGCAGCCGGCGCACTGGATATTGAAACAAAGGCCCACCAGGCATGACCCTCGACAATAAACCGAACTGGTGAATTTTTGCGATGCGCGCATCTTTTCCGTTATAACCGACCGCAACACCGTTGGCGTCGGCGGCCACTTTAAGGTGCCGCGCCTGGCGTAACTTTTTAAACATCTCTTTACGCCGCACGATGCGGCCTGCTTTTTTCTGTACCTTCTCCTTGCGAGGCGTGAATCGGGTACCTTCCGGGTTTTGCTGTCGCTTGATGCGATCCGCCTGGCGCCGGCGCAGGGCCATGCCAATGCGGCGAAAAAACTGGCGACGCTGTGGCCGCGATAATTTAGCCAGCAACGGATCCAGCCAGCTTTCCAGCGCGGTTAAATCATCAGCCATTTTGCAGCCAGGTTTCTATGGGATCATCGTTGGCATACAGCGTCCATTCAGTGGCCGGCAATAACACCGGGTCGATGTTGGGTTCATCGGCATGATGCAGCAGGATGTCCCCGTTGGCGTCGGCCGAGACTTTGATGGTTTCGGTCAGGTTAAGCGACAGGGAAAGATCGACGCTTTTTTCTCCCAGGACATCGGCCTCGAACTGGACGGCCTCAGGCCGGTGGTCCGGCTGGGCGATCTTGAGCCATTGCAGAACCCAGAAGGCCAGCTGGTCCGCATGGCCGCTGAAATTCGTGATAATGACGTTTGCCTTGTAATTAAATTCATAGTGATCATTGGTGCCGGAAGCGTTGGAAATGATCTGGCCTTCATCGGCGAAGGTGAGCAGGTCATCGGCATCGATCTCAATCGGCCCGGTGAGCAGGTGGTCGCGCAGGGATTGTAGTTTGTTCATGGCTTCACGTTCTTAAGCAGGCCCTGGGTCTTTTCCTTACTGCCGGCGCTGCTGCCGAAAAAGAAGTTATACACCTGCTCGGCTTTGGCGGATACCTGGCCGAGTACGAAGCCAAGCAAGGTGCTATCCAGTGACACCTTGCCGGAGAGGATCCAGAACACCACTGCGAAGAAACAGCCCACGGTGATGGTGGCCAGTGTTGGCACGATGAGGCTCTTGTTGTTTTCCTGCATGGCGCGCGCGCTGGCGCGGTCCTGCTGGGCTATTTTTTCCAGATCCACCCCAAGCTCGGCCATGCGTTGTTCGAAGGCCTGGTCCGCCTGTTTGAGTTTTAGCAGGGTGTCGGGATTGGCCGCCTGGATGGCTTCGGCCAGATCCTTCTCGGTGGTGTTTTCGTCGCCAGTGATAGCGGCGGCGATGGCCTTGGTGGCCATGCCGGCAAAGGGACCGCCGAGTGCCGTGCCCAGCGCCGGCGCGATGTTTGAGACTAAACCTTTCCAGTCGAATGCCATTATTGAACCCTCGCTCTAAACCAGCCATAAATGAATGTTTCGTCTTTCTCTCGCCGCTCGGCGAGCTCGATATAGAACGCCCCCTGCAGGGCATTGAGCATGCGCAACAGCACCACCTGCCCGTCGCGGCCCCGCAGGAACAGGTAACGCTTGAGGGCCTTCATGGTTTTTTCACCTGGCTGGCCATCCACCACCAGGTCGGGATACTGGGTAGCCTTTTTGTTCAGTACATTAAGTGCGCGTTGCAAAAACGTGCCGGCACGGTGCACGCCCATGTTCACGCCGGTATCCGCCAGCTCTTCCGCGATACTGGCAGCCAGCTTTTCAATGATGTCCAGGTTCAGTGCATTCCAGTAGCGCGCCTGGTAGATATCGAAGGCGACCGCCCGGGGCAGCGCCTGCATGGGTCCGGTGTAGTCATTGGCCCGCGCCTCGCGTTCGGTGATGCCCCAGCGGGTCGGTCCGCCGGAATCGTCCGGGTTGTCCACGTAGTCACCTTCACGCTCGATGATGCCGTTTATGATGCGATCTCTTAATGCGCTCACCGCCGACCTCCCCATACAATTTGCACGATACGTTCAAGACCGGACGTGCCCAGGCTGGCGATCAGGGCGGCGAAGCCGCACATGGCCAGCTGATCGATGTCCGGATACCAGATAAGAATGATGCCGGCCACCAGGCCCAGCACCCCGGACGACAGGGCGCGGCCCAGCACCACGCGCCATACCAGCTTTTCGTCACTGGCCAGCAGCTGCCCCATGCCGGCGATGATGCCGACGACAAGCATCAACAGGAAAGGGTGTTCTTTTATGTCCATTCTCAATCCCACAGGTTTATGTTTTTCTGTTCCGGTTTGGTGGACACGTCGGGCAAGGTGACCGACACGCCCATGGGCAGGGTATGGCCCCTGGCGGCCAGTCCCGGGTTATGCGCCAGCACCTGTTCAGTCACCCCGTGCGTGTAACCGTAATGCCGATAGCAGATGGCATCGACGGTATCACCCTGCCGGCTGAGGACCACGCGGCTCATATCAGCTCCACCGTCATTTGCGGTTCACCGAGGATATTGCGAATGGAACGCCTGGCATCGCTGAGGTAGGCGTCGCGGGTGTTGTCCAGTTCGTCGGCGCGATCTTCGCCGTCGTCGCTGTTGTCCGCGTCGCGGTAGTACTCAAGAATCTGCGCCTTGGCGCGGGAATAGACGGCGGTCAAATAGTAATGAACCAGTTCCGAGATGTTGTCGTAAACATCCGCCGGCACTGCATCCAGCGTGACATACCCCAGCGCGACCTGTTGCGCCTGCCATGCGGACAGTTCGCGGTTCACGCCCATGATGGCGGAGCGCAGGGCTTCGATGATGCGTTGGTCGGTAATGGAATCCTGGGCGCGGGTAGCGGCGCGAAACGCAGCCACGGTGATGGCCGGGTAAAAAGCGGTATTGCCGACGGTTTGGTCGCTGGTATTGTTGGGATCGGCTGCGGCTACGAACGAGACCATAGAAAACACCTTTTATAAAAACGGTGGCTTACGGTGCGTTATTGTCGTTATCACCTGACAAACAGCACCGGGCCACCGTGGCGGGAGGAACACGGTTAGTTGGTATCGTCCTGGGCCGCTTCCTGTTCGGCCTTTTTCCTGTCTCGCTCGATTCGTTCGATGAGTTTTTTCACACCGGCGTTTTTGTTCAACTCCAGTGCGCGGTTTAGGTGAGTGAGCGCCAGCTCGTGGTTCATGTCGGCCACCGATACACCCACGGCTTTATGCAGCTTGGAGCGTACTTCGTCTGGCATGTCGTGATCGGCGGTGGTCTGTTGCGTCAGCAGCACCAGCTCCGGGTTCACGGTTTCTTTTTGTGACAGCACCTTGTTGAGGGCATAGTCGGCGACTTCTTCCGCCAGCAAGGTGGCAGTGTCCCGCTTGTACTGTTCCGGCGTGACCAGGTTATGGGCCATGGCGTATTTACCGATTTCCAGCGCGCCCCACAAATCACCGGCATCAATGCGCCAGACCATCAGCGTCATCAACACGTCGTCCTGGACGCCGGCGTCCGATTCCAGCACCCCATCCACATAGGGGGCGTATTCGGGCAACAGCTCGGCTTTCAGTTCCGCCTTGCGCTCGAAGCTCTGGATTTCCTTCAGCCGGCGTTTGTCTTCGGCCAGCTGGATCAGCATGATTTCGTACTGGTTGGTCTGCTCCAGGCTGCGGCCTTTGACGGCGGCCTCGGCGGCGCTCCTGCCGGCCGATACGCGCATGAAGTGACGTTGTGCGGGTGATGCCATGTTGTTACCTTTTATGTCCGGTGATTAATGATTAAACCAGGGCGATATTCTCGACCGCCGCGAAGGCGCCCAGGTCTTCCACCACGTAGGCTTCGTTGACCGACTGGTAATCTTCGATACGGTCGCGCTTGGCGTTTTCCACGATGTGGCGGCGACGGCTGCCTTCCTGGTAATACACCGACAGGTTATCCAGCCGGGTGACGGCAATGGTGTTGGCCGGGAAGTTCGGCACGCGTACCGCCGGCAGGCCACCGACGCGCTTGCCGGAAATGATCAGATCCAGGGCGCGGTTTTCACTGGGCTGCTCGTAGGTTTCCAGCAGGGGGAAGTATTTATCCGCCAGCAGCTGGCGACCGATGATGGCCACCAGCTCGGTATCGTCCTGGTACCAGGGTTCGATCAGGTTGTTGGTGACATCGAACACCAGCGAGTCCAGGTTCTTGTAATCGCCGGTGGCGCCCACGTTGACAGCGCCGGATGCGGCAACCACTTCGGACATGATGCGAGCCGGATCCGCATCGCGCACCTTCTGCAACCAGCCGATGTTGACGTCCTGCAGCAACGGATTGGCGACGCGATCGGAAGTGGCGGCGCGGCTGGTACCGTTCCAGCCGATGGTCATGCGGTCCAGCGCGATGCGCTTGATGATGGCGTCGCGCATACGCGCCTGGAAGTCTTTATAACGCGCCCAGGTGTCCAGCTTGGCATAGGTGACATGAGTGTCGAAGTTGGTCTGGGTACACAGATAGCCCTGCCCATCGAGGGTGGTGGGATCCTGGGTGGCGCGATCCTGCACCGTGGTGTCGGTGGTGCCGGCGATGGTGGAGCCGATACCCAGCCCCAGCTTCTCGCCCTGCTGGTCGGTGACGCCGATCACGTTAATGCGGCTCATGAATTCAGATGAATCCTGAATGCGTGATTCCAGTGTCTGTTCCACCGGCGTGGTGACGGCAAATTTCTTGGCGGCGTCGGCTACGCCGTTGAGGGTCGCTACCTGATTGCAGTAGGCTTCAAATTGTTTGCGTGTTTCGTTGCGCATTGGCGTGAGCTCCTGATTCGAATATTTAAAAGTGGCTTAGCAATCGGTTGCTATGACGTCACCGCCGCCGGCTGCTGCACCTCGGTCCTGATGGCTGGCATCGGGTGACTGGGACAGTTTCTGCGACAGGCTGTTGAATTTTTCCTGCAGGTCATCGTGGGCCTGCTTTAGGACTTTGAACTGGTCGGCGGAATCGCTGTGCTGTGAGTCCAGCGTTTCGAGTTGTTCAATGACCGCCTGCTGGCTCTCGGCAATGGTGGTGACGCTTTCGCTGATGTCATTAAACTGGGCGTCGTTGTCTTTTTTGTTGCGGCCGAGGATTTCCTGCACCCGGGCGAACAGCGACGGCTTCTCTTTACCTTTTTCCTTGTCTTCCTTAAATTCCAGATCCACTTCGCAGGCGGCGGTGAACAGGTTCTCCGGACGTTGCTTGCGATCGGCGAACAGAGACACCTCTGCTTTTGCCGAGAAGGCCATGGCTTCGGTACCCAGCGATGCGGGTGAATCAGTAACCGCCAGGCCGACCAGGTAGGCTTCGCCGGTATCGCTGAAATCCGGGTCGATTTCAATGGAGCTATACACTTTCTGCTTTCGCTGGTTGATGGCGACCAGCTCCGAGGTGGGCGCGACCTGGGCGTACAGGCCGAGCTTGCCGTCTTCTTCTTCGGCTTTTACCGCTATCACGTCGCCGAGTGCATTGAAGGCGCTATCGGGTAACAGGCCACGCAGATGCTCCAGCCACACCCGGGCGCCGTATTTTTTCGGATCGTAGTTGTTGGCCATTTGCTGGATGTGTTCGCGGCTGATTTCGCGGCCATCTGTGGTGGCGCCTTCCTGGGCGACACGAAAGAATTTAGACACTAAGTGTTTCATGGGCTTCACTCGTTGGTTTGTGCATCGTTTATTTGTGGTGGCTTTGCGGTGAGATTCTTTTAAGCGGGCTTCTTTATCAATTGATTGGCGCGGTAAATGGGGGGTTTACCGTCCGGCAATGTCAGCGCATTTATGCAGTGGGCTTAACCTTGCCGCATGAAAACCGAAATACACGAGGATCCGCGCGCCGAAGCCAGGCAACTGTACTGGCAGGGCTACCGGGTAAAACAGATCGCCGACAAGCTGGGTGAAAAACCGGCCACGGTGCACTCGTGGAAAAAACGCGACGACTGGGATTCCACGCCGGTGATTCGCCGGGTGGAAGCATCCATCGATACGCGATTGACACAGCTGATCGCCAAGGACGACAAGACCGACGGCGAGCTGCGCGAGATCGACGTGCTGACACGGGCGCTGGCACGCTCGGCGCGGATCCGGCGTTATGACCAGGGCGGTACCGAGGCGGACCTGAATCCCCGGATAAAAAACCGTAACCGCGGACCGAAAAAACCGCCACGCAAAAACTATCTCGATGAAGAGCAGATCGAGAAACTGGTCGAGGCCTTCGACGAGTCCCTGTTCGGTTATCAGCGTGAGTGGAAAGACGCCGGGGAAAATCACCGCATACGGAACATTTTAAAATCGCGCCAGATTGGCGCTACCTGGTATTTTGCCCGGGAGGCGCTGATCGATGCCATCACCACCGGTCGAAACCAGATATTCCTCTCCGCCTCGAAAGCCCAGGCCCATGTGTTCAAGCTGTATATCCTGCAGTTCGTGCGCGACATCACCGGTGTCGAATTGAAGGGTGATCCCATTGTGTTGTTCAACGGCGCCACCCTGTATTTTCTCGGCACCAATGCGCGCACCGCCCAGTCCTATCACGGCAACGTGTACATGGATGAATATTTCTGGATTCCGCGCTTCAAGGATTTCCGCAAAGTGGCCAGTGGCATGGCCATGCACAAGAAATGGCGGCAGACCTATATTTCCACCCCGTCCGCATTGAGCCACGAGGCCTATCCGTTCTGGTCCGGCGAGCACTACAACCGGGGCCGGCAGAAGAAAGACCATATCCAGCTCAAGGTGGACCACAAGACGCTGGCCAAGGGCCGGCTGTGTGAGGACGGCCAGTGGCGGCAGATTATCACCGTGGAAGATGCGGTCGCCGGCGGTTGTGACCTGTTCGACCTGGATCAGCTGCGCATCGAATACAGCGAAGACGAATACAACAACCTGCTGATGTGCCGGTTCATCGATGACACCGCATCGGTGTTCACCTTATCGGCCCTGCAGCGGGGCATGGTGGACGCGCTGATGCTGTGGGACGACGTGAAGCCATTCGCGCCGCGCCCCTTCGGCGACCGGGCCGTGTGGATCGGCTACGACCCCAGCCGCACCCGGGACAACGCCGCCGTGATCGTACTGGCGCCGCCCATGGTGCCAGGCGGCAAGTTCCGGGTGATCGAAAAGATCCTCTGGCAAAACATGGGCTTCGATATCCAGGCGGAGAAAATCAAACAGCTGACCGAGAAGTACAACGTTCAGCACATCGGCATCGATATCACCGGCATCGGCTACGGGGTTTATGACCACGTGCGGGCCTTCTTCCCAGCAGCGAAAAAGATCAGTTACAACCCGGAAGTGAAAACCCGCCTGGTATTGAAAGCCCAGGTGGTGATCAGCCATGGCCGGCTGGAGTTCGACGCCGGCCACAAGGATATCGCCGCCGCGTTCATGTCGATCCGCAAAACCACCACCCCATCCGGCAAAGGCGTGACCTATGACGCGGTGCGCACCGAAGCCGCCGGCCACGGGGACCTGGCCTGGGCCACCATGCACGCACTGGACAACGAACCGCTGCAGGGCAGCAACGCAACCAATCAATCCTTCCTGGAGATTTATTAATGTCTGATCAACACGTGGAAACACATGCACACGCCGAGGTTTTCACCTTCGGTGATCCGGTACCGGTTTTGGATGCCCGGGAAATTCTCGATTACGTTGAATCCTGGTGGAATGGCGAATGGTACGAACCACCGGTATCCGTCGATGGCCTGGCGAAAAGCTTCCGGGCAAACCCGCACCATGGCTCGGCCATTTATGTGAAACGGAATATCCTGGTCAGCTCCTACATTCCCCACAAGCTACTACCCCGGCAGGAGTTCTCCCGCTGGGTGCTGGATTTCCTGACCTTCGGCAATGCTTACCTCGAAAAGATCGACAACCGCCTGCAGGATCCGCTGCAGCTGAAATCCTCACCGGCCAAGTTCACCCGTAAGGGCCGGGAGGGTCGCTATTTCTTCGTGCAGAACTGGGTGGACAAGCATGAATTCAAGCCCGGCTCTATATTCCATTTACTAGAGCCCGATGTAAACCAGGAAATCTACGGCCTGCCGGAATACCTCTCCGCCCTGCAATCCGCCTGGTTAAACGAGGCGGCCACCCTGTATCGCCGCAAATACTACACCAACGGCAGCCACGCCGGCTTCGTCATGTACATGACCGACCCGGTGCACGAGGAAGCCGACATCACCAATCTGCGCAACGCGCTCAAGGAAGCCAAAGGCCCGGGCAATTTCCGCAACCTGTTCATGTATGCGCCGAATGGCAAAAAGGACGGGATCCAGATCATCCCCATCGCCGAGGTCCAGGCGAAAGATGAATTTTTCAATATCAAGAATGTTTCACGCGATGACGTACTGGCAGCCCACCGGGTACCGCCCCAGCTGCTTGGCATCGTACCGACCAACACCGCAGGTTTCGGAGATGTGGAAAAGGCCGCCGCCGTCTTTTCACGCAACGAACTGGAGCCGCTGCAGGAACGATTGAAGGAACTCAACGACTGGCTGGGACAGGAAGTGATCCGGTTCCGGCCATACAGCGTCATGGCCGACGCGTAAAGAGAAGCGACGCCTGGGTGGTGACACACCCGAGCGCCGCCGGACACGGTGAATATGCCACCGTACCCAGCAAAGCTTCCCCGCCTCACGCGTAAGGCGCGGGGATATTAACGTTTAACGCTGTGTAACAGCAATAGGAGAAATTCCGTGTCCAAACCGATAGTCCCCTGGATGGGCGGCAAGCGCCGTCTGGCCAAACACATCCTGCCCCTGATGGGCGAGCACACCACCTACGTGGAACCCTTCGCCGGTGGCGCCGCTATGTTCTTCATGAAGGAGCCATCGAAAGTCGAAGTAATCAATGACATCAACAGTGACCTGGTGAATCTGTACCGCGTGGTGCGGCATCACCTGGACGAGCTGGTCGGCATTTTCGCTGGGCGTTGATCAGCCGGGAGGATTTTTTGAATGCCAAGAAGATCGACCCCTCAACGCTGACCGACGTCCAGCGCGCCGCCCGGTTCTACTACCTGCAGCGCCAGGCCTTCGGCGCGAAGATCGAAGGCAGGACATTCGGCACATCACCGTCGACACCGCCGAAGTTCAACCTGCTGCGCATCGAGGAGGATCTGAGCCAGGCGCATTTGAGGTTAGCTAGAACCTACATCGAGAATCTGCCCTGGGATAAGTGTATCGAGAAATATGATCGGCCAGGGACCCTGTTTTATCTGGATCCGCCTTATTGGGCAACGGAGGGATATGATGTCGAGTTCGTCTTCGAGCATTATGAGCGGATGGCGGAGCTAGCCTGGAACATCAAAGGCCAGATGATTATTTCTGTGAACGATATAGAAGAAATGCGCCAGGTGTTTGATGGCCTGCACATAGATACCTTTAAGCTTAAACATACCGTAGGTGGACAGGGTGGCGTTGAACGCAAAGAGCTCATAATCAATTCCAGATGATCACCTATCAACTTCATGGCGGCAACAAAAAAACCCGGTATAATCCGGGTTTTCTTATTAAATATACATAAAGGACTGCGGAGGCGCCTTTACATTATAGGCATCCAGACCCAATAGCCTTTTATATCTCCGTGCTTTTTTTACCTTAATGGCATGACCGATATCTTTTCCATTAAAATATTGATCATAATAATCCTTTTCAATCCCGGAATATTTCTTAGTTTCATTCCACAGGTCCTCTACCTCCAGCGAAATAATACAATCGATATCGAATTCCCCAATCACTTTTTGCACTGGACTTGATGCATATATCACTACTTTTCGGATGCTAGGGTTTTTAAAAACTGCTCTTCTAAACTCATAGAGCTTTTCACCGGATAATATTTTTTCTGCATATTCTGGCTTAATCGATAATAAAACTTTCATCGGTATTTGACGCCCTTAAAATAGATTCAAAAGATTCTTTACTTATTTCTTCAAATCCCCGAGGCACACTATTAGTACCCGATATTACTCCTAATTCTATTAGCTTTTCCAAATTAGGTCTGCGTGGAAATGAATACGTATACAAGAAGTTTACGACAAATGGCCTGTAGCGTCGATTAAAATTCCAATGTTTCTTTAACTCTTCATCAGTAAAGACACTTCGCTTTCTACACAATGCAATAAACTCATCCTCATCAGATATTTGCTTGTATACGCTATCAACAACCCCGATTGTCGTAACAACTGAAGTATAGTAGGCACTCCTACCCTGTGCTGCTGTTCGATAGAAGACTATTACATCTCCCGGCCTAAGATCCCTATTGATGGACCGAGAAATATACACTTTTTGGATAGCGTTTCTGTGAGGCTCATTCTCAATAAAATCTTTTGGGGACTCAGTTTTTAAGATAGAATCCGGAAACAATTCCGTGTGATATGCGGGATAGATTGGGACAATAAAATATCTTCTATTACGATCAATAAAAGGGTATGTCATCTTTGGATTATCTTGATCTGCGTCCGGGTGAAAATCCTTAACATATACCAATTCATCTCCTGTTGGCGTATGCTTAACTCCGTGCTCACAAAACCCCCAGTCCACCAGCATGCCAATAAGGCGATCGTGTTCTTCTGTTTTCCTGAAAAGAGTTACATATATCTCATCCACATGATTTATAAGAGCATTATCAAACACGATTTTTAAGAATCTTTCGCCAAGCTTGTATCCATTTGATACAACCTTCAGTGTGCCTATTTTTATACGGTTTTTCTTTTGAAAGACTGGTTCGATATCGCTATAATTCTCATCATCTCCCTCTCGCTTAATATATAGGAAGGCCAAAATTTCATTGTCATCGGATTGACATATATAAGCCTCTTCGTCTGATTTTCTGTTGAACCATGCGTCAAATCCCTCGTAATCCGCTCTAAATGAGTCAAAGAAAGAATCGCTTACGTCTATTTCACCAAAGCATTTTTTCCTAACCGAAAGAACCCGATAATCCGAGAGGGCCGGGTTTTCAGCAGTTACCTTTTCCAGAAAATCGTCTATAGTGAAAACAGAATTAGCAATTCCAAGCTCGGCCGCTTTAGCATGAATCTTTCTATCTTCTGTAATTAAAAAATTTACCCTGTCGGCATAAACTTCTTTAAGCAAAGAAGTATCAATATTATCGTTATCGTTATTATCGTATTTTTCTCTTATTTTTTTTATATCATCATTTTCAGGGGCTTCGGTTTTAAGTAAATTATAGGTTTTTATCTTTACCTGAATGGTCTTAACAACATCTGGATTGCTATGCCTCTTTAGCTCTTCAACAGAAAGGGGATGTATGCATTTGTCATATTTTAGCTTATCGAGCCAATTAAACAGGGTACCTATTTCCTCATTGGCGATCCTACTCGCCTCCCTGTGAATAAGTATGTTTGTATCAAGTAGCACCCTCATATACGCATCCCCTTAAAGAATTCCTTCAATAAAACTTCTTATTTGTTGACGATCACTTATTGGATTACCAGAAAAATATGGAACATCCAGATGATCCGCCACCTGTCTCGAATATTCTATCTCGTCGCTCTGAAATTTTTCTAACATTTCTATATCATGACCATGCCTGTCTCGACCCACTAATCGTTCATAGATCACGTTTACATCATCAAAAAGGCAGATGATTGCTTTCGGCTTCATTTCTATATAAGTGGATAGCGGAATTTTTGTTATTTCACCGGCGCTATTTAGCAAACAAAAGTGGCCGTCTAATATACAATTTTCATTTGGCTCTAAAAATTCATCGAGCGCAGAAATTAATATATCTTGGTTTCCAGAAATATCTTTTATATGTTTATTTTTTGGAAAATCTATTTGGGTGTATTTTTTAATCAAGTCACTGGCTGAATAATGGTTCAAAGGCAGTTTATCTGATAGAAACTGACATAATGTTGTTTTACCAACTCCATGTATGCCGCCTATAAAAAAGATGCTTTTATTCATATAAATTATTTACCTGGAAACATTGATGCGGAATTCGAACCCTTCTTAATCCATAGACTAGAGCATGTTGGTGACGAGGGTGAACCTCATGGAGAGGGGTAGGTTCTTGCTTATTAATTGGCGTAATCCGTAATTCATAGGCATTGTCCGTCAGCACTTTAAAAAACCTCCAAAATCCGTTTATTTCGTTAATTTATAGTTATTTAGCGGGTGATGGTATCACACAGGATATCTATCGAACCATAAGGGATGGGTAACGCAGGAAATTTCCCTCACCCATTCGAGCCAGTCAATGAGGAAGGTTGCAGCGCCTCATCAAACGTTGATAAATAAGATGGCAAATTGAGCGCACCGCTAAACGGGCACAACCCAGCGCGCGCAGTTCTCTCCCCGCCACGCCTGCGGGCTAAATGTGTCGTAAATCATGCAGGTGCAAAATGGCAGGAAACGCCGGCCTGGCACAGGGCGCCCAGGTGACGGCCTCCAGGCGGCATCATGCGAACTCATGCAGTCTGTTGCAGGTTTTTAGCCTTTCTTACATGAGGTGACATGGGCAGGTTGATATTCGGATTGGGGATAGCCGGTGGCGACAGGGAGCAGACCACCTCGATGATCATCTTGAAGGTATGGCCGCAGTCCGGGTTGTTACAGACGCCCTTGGCTTCCCTGACCAGGGTGGATAGTTGCTGGCTGCTGCGGATCGTCGCGGGGCCTTCGCAGTGGGGGCACATCGTTTTCTGGCTGGGCATACGAGAGTCTCTCTTTCGGAATAACGAATAATTGAATTATATCACCTTATCTTATTGATTTAATTAGCTATTCAGTACCTCTATTGAGAATAGGCGTTTTTTCACGTGCCGGGGGGGCGTCGGAAAAGGGTAATTCTGGTCACAATGGCGAAATCCGCATGTAAGCCACTGATTTATTAAGGGTTGATAATTACCATTAAATGGTCACTTATGGTAATTCAAAAGGTATTTTTTTATAACTTACTGATTTATATAAATATATTTTTATACATAAATTACTGTCTAAAAAGGTAATCGGTGACCATTGAATTACCAAAAAGTGACCATTTTCTAACTCTATTTCTCTTTTAAACTTCAATTACTTATGGCTGTTTTTAGAAAAAGTAACCAAAATTACCCTTTTCCGATGGGGTCACGGATTTTCAGCAACCCCGGTATTTCAGGGGGTCTCGTTTATGCGAGAAAAAACCCCTGGGACCGTTTTGGGACTGAGAACGTCCATTTTCCACCATTTTCAAATTTTTAACTTATTGTTTTTATTGATAATAATTTTTTAAAAGGCCAATGTTGGGGGGTTCGAATCCCTCCTTCTCCGCCAAATAAAAAAGGCCCCCTTTCGCGAGGGGGCCTTTTTTATTTGGCGGAGAAGGAGGCTCTGGTTCGAACCCTTTTCGGAAAAAATGCAGGATTGCATTTTTTGACGCGATCGCCTTTCATCGCGCCCCGCAGGGGTGAGGCCCATGGATGGGCCGAATCAATCCCTGGTTCGGATCACTGCCTCACACTAATCGGATGTAACGCGCCAAATGAATCGCGACTGCGTGACACATGGTTTGCGACTCTAAAATAGCGTTTTTTAGCTATTATTTGACCATTATTATGCCGTTTAAACCCTGTTTACAGGTTGATAGCGGGGCGCCCATCCCACATAATCCGGGGACAATCCACACAACACTATATAGTGAATATGGAGATTCTAGGTGGGACTATTGGGCTTGTGGTCTTCGTGTTTTTGGCTATTGTAGCTATTCTCTGGTTCCTTATGCCGTTCGCGGTGTTTGGTATCAAGGACCAACTCAAGGAATTTTCAGCACGAATTGACAAGGCGCTCGTTGAGCAGAAAGCCACGAATAGTCATCTGGCTATGATCGCGAACGATATCAGGGCCAGCTTGGATCAGCCTGCCAGCAACGATGACCAGGTGGCTTAGCGGAGTAACCGGGGTCGGAACACATTTTTTCCTAATATTAGTGGAAACTGTGTTCCGACCCTGCTTATCCCATTTGCCACCCAATAAGATATTTCTTATCTCTTGATCTGTGTGAGCATTTTTAGACACATCTACGGTAGCGCAACCAGACAATACATAAAACAATAAAGTCAAGAACAGAGGCTTGGTAATTACATTCATGTTCGATTGATTATAATTAAAGATTTATGGTGAGTTTAAATTTTTAAGTTACCAGAGACTGTAAGAAACTCCGCGCCGTATTTTTTACACAGTTCCTTTTGCGCCTCGAATATTTTTGATTATTTATTGCCCACGATCTCTCTATATCAACGTGAGCTCAGTCATCGGAATCACATTCTGTACGCAACCACGCCTCCTCGACCGCAGACCTTTCGGCCTCCCAGTCATCTGGCAAATCCATCAACTCCTTTAAGGCAGGATGTTTCTGAAATAGATAACCGACACCTACAACCCTATATGATGACGCATCATCATCGTGATCTTCGCCGCAAAGAAAACACCAATCTCCATCGCACCTACTCACCAAAAGCACTGGCCTCGTGCCTTCGTAAATATGCGTACGAACATAAGCTTTCTGATGAAGATCCATTATTTGAATCATAATAGGCTGGCTGCATTCTTTGAATAAAATCATTCAAGCATAAACATCAATCACGACATCCAAATCAAATATTGCAAGCCTTTTTATCACATCTGAGCTAATAGCCGCCCCACCTTGACCGTTATCTGTATATAAATAACAACATATATCTGACTTAACAATAACCTTAGAAGCAAGGTCATGATACTCAGATTTTCTCTGCTCAAGCCAGTCTAGCAATTCAATAATATGCATATCGATACTATCAGATACATCACAGGATGAATTTTTTCCCCACATAGTTTCAGAATAATATTTTTTTTCGCCACATCCAATGCTATTCCCCTCTGAATATCCAAAGTCTTCTTTGCAATCGAATTTCGCAGCTACTCCATCTAGACCTAAGCCATGGGTATATATCCTCAGACTAACTTTAATTTCTAACATTGTTCACCTATTAGTCGAATATATTTCCAATCGAATCTCCTAGCCTATTTCCTGGGGCTTTAGGGAATATTTCTCCACACGTTGTACAGACTTCGACATCCGGATTTTTTAAAGCTTCCCTGCCTCAGGCGTAAGGCCTGGGGGCATTAACTTGTGAAATTGTTTCTCATTCATCTTTGCCACATAGCGAACATAGTATCTGATTCCTTCGATCCCTTTTAAGCACAAACAGCGGCTTGTAGACTCGGAGGATATTCCGAGAGAGACATAACGAACAAACCCGCCGAAGCGGGCTTATCCTATGGCAACTCACTTTCTAAAGGATTCCTGACATTTTTGACAAACTCCTGCTTTATCGCCCCGTATTTAGCAAAATTTTCTTTGGCTTCATTCAGGCTTATTCCATTGGCACCGCTATCGTAATCAGGCTCTTCGTTCTGAATACTGTCATCTTCCCAGTAGCATACGGGGCAGATTTCATAAGTGCCGCATGGCTCTTCATCAAAAGTTAAATACCCACAGCACGGACAAGGATAGCTCATCAAATTCATCCCTACTGCTTGTTCCAATAATCCATACCATCCTTGGGCCTGAACATGGTACGCGGCGCACCATTCGCGTCCTTTACGCCGAAGGTATTAGTTTTTGAATCGTATAAGTTGGATGCCTCATCCTGTTCGATTTCTTCCCCGAAAGGCTTGTAATGCTTGCGCCACTTGATGTTGCCCGCTTCATCCATGGCGGCAATGGGCGAACCGCTGGCATCAGGGATGTAATAAGTGGTCTCAGTGGTTTCGCTAACACCCGGCTGGGCCCATAGCAATAAAAGGCAGGAGAACAATAATCTGGCGAGGTTTTTCATTTCTTTAATCCCTTAAGATCTGTTGACCGTTAAACCTGGCCGAATGTAAAAGATTCGACACGTCATGTCATGGGTTTTAGCGGATTATCCACAAATTCAGGAATCAACACCCCCTCCAATCTATTAACCCGGTGGCAAACAACATCTGTTAAGCGGCATAACTAATTTTCTCATGTTCAAAATAACTCGCGACACGTTTCGGTTTTCTTTGCAGCATACGCATATGC